ACAACCGTGAATACCGTTACTCTCAGGTTTGCTGTTGCGCCAGCCGCCAATGCTTATCGCGTAACAATTGTAGGATAGGGGATGATTCAATGGATTTTCTTAGTGGGGTAAAACTGAAGGCTCAACAGGGTACCACACTGCCTACGCCGGGTGCTGCATGGCATACAATGATATTTGTGCTATTGGGCGGCCCTGGTGAGCCAGACCATCTCTATATATGTTTGAAAAAAGCAGATGGTACTTACTGGTGGTGTAATGTAACAGGACTAAACGAAGGGAGGATATAATATGGCGTGGCAGAATCCTAAGACTGACTGGAAGGCTGGGGATATACCTACAGCTTCTGACTTTAATCGCATAGAGGACAATATACAGGAATTAGAAAATACAAAAGAAACGCCTGCCGGCGCTCAGGCTAAGGCTAACGCAGCAGCAGGGGTGGTGCGGGCTGAACTAAATACGCATAAGGCAGATGGTGCGTCACACTCAAAAACAGCGAGATTTGTTATCGGAACATCAACCGCAGGTTGGACTACTGCTGATTGTGATTACCTATGCGATGGAACAAATGACCAATCGGAAATTATACAAGCACTAAATGCTTTGCCCGCAACTGGCGGGGAAGTAGTCATCCTTGATGGCACTTACAATATCACAGCAAAGATTAATGTTAATAAGGATAATGTGTCCATTAAAGGAAACGGTAATGACACAATATTAAAGAGAATGTGGAATAGCTCTTCTGTAGAAGGTGTTATCACTCTTACCTCAGTCGAAGGTTGTAGGGTTCAAAATTTGCAAATTGACGGGAACAAGGCAACATATATTTCAAGTTATAACTACGGCATCTCCCTATATTCATCTAGTAACAACACGATAACAGGCAACACTTGCAACAACAACAGCGGCAGCATCTACTTGAATTCATCTAGCAACAACACGGTAACAGGCAACACTTGTAACAATAACAACAACGGTATCTACTTGAATTCATCTAGTAACAACACCGTAACAGGTAACACTTGTAATAGCAACAACAACGGCATCTACCTAACTTCATCTAGTAACAGCAACACCATAACAGGTAACACTTGCAACGACAACAACAACGGTATCCACCTAACTTCATCTAGTAACAACACGGTAACAGGCAACACTTGCAACAACAATAACAGCTGCGGTATTTGCCTAGCTTTATCTAGTAACAACACGGTAACAGGCAACACTTGTATTCGTGGCACAGGGCAAACAAGCGACTATGCTTCATACCAATACACGATACAATTACAGGGCACCGCCAACAACTACAACCTTATTTCTTCTAACAACTGTATGGGTAAGGCGGTAGCAATCAGTGGTGGTACTGGTAATACCTTAGTCAATAATAAGTGGGATGCCTCAGACGATATCCAAAAACATTTGTCTGATGTTGTAACGGATGCTGATGGCGCTCATGGTTTGAAAATTGAAAGTGGTACATTTACACCAGTTTTAAGAGGTAGTAGTGTAGCGGGAGTCAATACTTACAGCATACAATTTGGTACTTACTACAAAATCGGAGATTTGGTTTTTATAGACATGGGAATTAGGTTGACAGCTAAAGATGAATCTATGGCGGGTTATTTAACAATAACAGGTTTACCATTCAATGGTACGGCTAGTAGTATAAATATAGGTAGACATAGATACATTGCGTATGATGGTATTTTAAAGGGCAGAGTTGAAGGTGTATCTATCCTATTAGATGTATGTAAACCAAATACTGTTTCAAATAATTTGATGGCTGGGGCTATTGCAAACAATTCTGATATTTTTATCAGTGCAGTTTATAAAATTTAGGAGGTAATTATGATAGAAAAATACACATTAGACATGCTTACACAAGATAGTGTAAGTGTTAAGAAACAAACATATATTGACTATATGGGACAACAATATCCAATAGGTGAGCCATGGAGAAGGGCGTATGTTAACTCTGCGCAAGGCAGAATACAAGTACAAGCAGAAGTACCAGAACCATACCGAAGCGTAGTTATGTTGATGTGGGGAGATACGCCAACAGTAGAAGAGGGGAGTTTAAATGAATAAGAATATTATAGAAAAACGGACGATTGAAGATATAAAAGGAAAAGACGGTTGGATTACGCAAGTATTAAAAGTTGAGAAGTTTAATAAAAACGGCGAAAGGGTAGGTTTACCTTGGAGAAAAGCACTAGGGTCAAGAAGGAAACCTATATATTAAATTAATGTTTTATGCCCAGGTGCCGCACTATGATACCTGGGCAGTTCTATGGAGGTGGGAATATGACAGAACAGGATATTGCTAGGCTTCAAGAACAAATCAAAACGATTTTCAGCGATGTTGATGAATTGAAAAGCGATGTGAGGGAAATCAAAAATCAACTAGCGAACCGGCTACCGCTTTGGGCAACAATGCTCATATCAGTACTGACGGGCGTGATAGGGTGGCTGATACGATGAAAGTCATACAAAATCTAGTTTCAACCAGCAAATACAATATCAAATGCCCTTACCCCATGACGCCAGAATTTATTGTCGTTCACAATACCGCCAATGATTCCAGCGCCAGGAATGAAGTATCCTACATGGTTAGTAACAACAATAAGACGTCTTTTCATTATGCAATCGATGACAAAGAAATTGTTCAGGGCATCCTCGAAAACCGCAATGCCTGGCATGCAGGTGATGGGACTAACGGCAGAGGAAACCGGAAAGGGCTGTCTATTGAGATTTGTTATTCCAAGTCTGGCGGACAGCGTTTTATTGAAGCAGAAAAACTGGCAGCGAAATTCATTGCGTTTAAGTTGAAAGAAAAGGGATGGGGTATTGACCGAGTTAAGAAACACCAAGACTTTAGCGGCAAATATTGTCCGCATCGCACTCTTGATATGGGCTGGCAGCGGTTTTTGGATATGGTGCAAAGTGAGCTAAATGCGCTGAAAGGAGCTGATAAAGTGACAGA